TCGACGCATAAGCACGAGGCGACCGTATGGCGATCATGAGTCTCCGGCAGTACGCCAAGCATCGCGGCGTCGCGCTGTCCGCCGTGCAGAAGGCCATCCATTCCGGCCGAATCCGGACTCTGGCGGATGGCAAGGTTGATTCAGACACCGCGGATGCGGAGTGGGAGAAAAACACGAAGGCGCACGCGCCCGCTGTCGCCCGGCGTGCGGAGCCAGAGGAAGACGACGGCGCGATCTCCGGCGCGAGCCAGTACACGAAGGCACGGGCGGTGCGCGAACACTACCAGGCGCGCCTCGCCAAGATCGAATACGAGGAGCGCACGGGCAAGCTGGTCTCGAAGGACGAAGTGCAGGTCGCGGCGTTCAACAAGTTCCGCCAGTTTCGCGATCACATGCTGAACATCCCGGATCGCCTGGCAGCGATCCTCGCCGCCGAAACCGAATCGGCGAAGTGCTACGAAATCCTGGCCACCGAGATCCGGAAGGCCCTGAATGAATTTGCAGACTCCAACAACTGAGGAAATCTACTCGGCATCGGCGGCCGCCGGCGCGCGTCCTGAGACGCTGCTCACGATTTCGCAGTGGGCCGACAAGTACCGGACGCTTTCGCAACGTGCATCGGCAGAGCCGGGACCTTGGCGAACGGACCGGACGCCGTACTTGCGCGAAATCATGGACTGTCTCTCACCGTCCTCGCCCATCGAACGCACGGTCTTCATGGCCGGCGCGCAGATCGGCAAGACCGAGTGCGGCAACAATTGGATCGGGTACGTCATCCACCAGGCTCCCGGACCCATGATGGCGGTGCAGCCGACCGTCGAGATGGCGAAACGCAACTCGAAGCAGCGCATCGATCCGCTGATCGAGGAGTCGGAGGTCCTGCGGAACCTGGTGCGCGAGCCGCGCTCGCGCGACTCCGGCAACACGGTCCTCTCCAAGGAATTTCCGGGCGGCGTACTGGTGATGACCGGCGCGAACAGCGCCGTGGGTCTGCGGTCGATGGCGGCGCGGTACCTGTTCCTGGACGAAGTGGACGCGTATCCCGGAGACGTGGAGGGTGAGGGCGATCCGGTCAACCTGGCGCTTGCGCGCACGCGCACGTTCGCACGGCGCAAAGTGCTGATGGTCTCGACGCCGAAGATCACGGGCATGAGCCGCATCGAGGCGGCGTTCGAGGAGAGCGACCAACGGCGCTACTGGGTGCCGTGCCCAACGTGCCGCGAATATCAGATTCTCAAGTTCCCGCAGTTGCGCTGGCCCAAAGGAAAGCCGGAACTGGCGGTCTATGTCTGCGAACACTGCAACCAGGAGATCCAGAACCATCAGAAGCAGTGGCTGCTGGCGCGCGGCCAGTGGCGCGCGGGCGCGGTGGGCGACGGCAGGACGGCGGGCTTCCACCTGTCCAGCATGTACTCCCCGGTCGGGTGGCTGTCCTGGGGCGATGCCGCCAAGCAGTTCGAGCAGGCGCAGAGGAATTCGTCGCTGCTCCAGGTGTTCGTCAACACGGTGCTCGGCGAAACATGGACCCAGTTGGGAGAGGCTCCCGATTGGCAGAAGCTCTACGACCGCCGTGAGGATTACAAGACCGGCATCGTGCCGCGCGGCGGGTTGTTCCTGACGGCGGGAGCCGACGTTCAGAAGGACCGCATCGAGGTAGAGATTGTCGCTTGGGGACGGGGGAAGGAATCGTGGTCCATCGACTACCGCGTGCTCGAGGGTGACACCTCGCATCCGCAGGTATGGGACAAGCTCACCGGGCTGCTGAATGAAACATTCACGAGCGCAAGCGGCCTCGAAGTGCCGGTCACTCAGCTCGCGGTCGATTCCGGGTACGCCGCGACAGAGGTCTATCAGTGGGCGAGGAAGCAGGGCCATCGCGTGGTTGTTATCAAGGGCGACTCGCGCGCGGCGGCGCTCCTGGGCAACCCCGCTCCAATTGAAATCGGACCGCTCGGTGCGAAGATCAAGCGCGGTGTCAAAGTCTGGCCGGTCAACTCCGGCATGGCGAAGGAGGAGTTGTACCGTTGGCTACGACTGGAACGACCCACCGACGAGGATCTCCAGCGGGGGCAATCCTTCCCGCCTGGCTACTGCCACTTTCCGCGATACAGCGAGGAGTACTTCAAGCAGATCACCTCCGAGCAACTGGTCACAAAGATTGTGAAGGGCTACCGGCGTCACGAATGGCAGAAGATGCGTGAACGCAATGAGGCGCTGGATTGCCGGGTCTACGCCCGTGCGGCGGCGGGCCGGATCGGGTTGGACCGGTACCAGGAGAAGCACTGGCAGGCAATCGAAGACCGCATGGGAGTGCCGAAGGCTCCGGAGACACCATCTCCGTCTGCTCCGGCCGCGCCAGTGGGTCCGCGCCAGCAACCCCGGCCTGCCCGGAGGCGGACGTGGGGCCGGTTCTGAGAGGAAACGATGGCGTACACACAGAGTCAGTTGGATGCCCTGCAAAATGCGCTGGCCTCCGGCACGTTGACGGCCACCTTCGACAGCCGGAGTGTGACCTACCGCTCCGTGCACGAATTGCGGCTCGCGATCTCCATCGTGCAGAACTCGCTGAACCAGCAGTCCGGTAAGCGCGTCCGGCAGTACCAACTCTCGGGGACCAAGGGCTTTTAACCCGTGTTCAAACTGAATTCACTTCTGACCCGCTTCAAGTGGGGCGGGAGCAGTGGGCCTCCGCAGCCTCCCACTCGGCACGCCAGTGGTTCGCCATACGAGGGCGCGGCCACCGGGCGGCGGTTGGGCAACTGGGTCACGACGCGCGACGCGATCAACTCCGTCTGGTATCAGAGCGCGGATCAGTTGGTGGCGCGCTCCCGCGACATCGTCCGCAAGGACGGGTGGGCATCGAAGGCGGTGGACGAATGGGTATGCAACGCCATCGGCACTGGCATCAAGCCGCAGTCGATGCATCCGGCGCTGGCGGTGAAGGAGAAGCTTCAGGCGCTCTGGTCTCTCTGGGCCAATGAAGCAGACACTGCCGGGATGACCGACATCTACGGTCTTCAGGCTCTCGCGTTCCGGTCGATGGTGGAAGGCGGAGAGTGCTTTGCGCGCAGGCACGACCGCGATCTTCGCGAGGGTTTGAGCGTGCCGCTTCAGTTCCAATTGCTCGAAGCGGAGCAGTTGCCGTTCTATCTGGCGCGGCCCACGCCGGACACGCCGCAGGGAAACGTGGTCCGTGCGTCGATCGAATTCGATCCGTCCGGACGCCGCACGGCTTACTACTTCTACAAGGAGCATCCGGGCGAGCGGATCTTCTTCCCAACGGGAATGGATCTGATGCGGGTTCCGGCCGCGGAAGTGATGCATTTGTTTCGGGCACTTCGTCCTGGCCAACTGCGAGGCGTGCCGTGGATGGCGAACGCGCTGGTGCGGCTGTGGGAACTGGACCAGTACGACGACGCCGAACTGCTGCGGAAGAAGTTTGCCGCGATGATGATGGGCTTCATCACCCGTCAGAATCCTGACGACGCGTTCTTCCCGAACGCTACCCCGCAGGAAGCCACTGACGCCGGGGGCGCGGCGAATCCCGGCGGTCCTGGCGCCGCCGTGGCGCAGATCGAAGCAGGAACCATGACGGAATTGGAACCCGGCGAGGATGTGAAATTTAGCGAACCCGCCGATGTGGGCGGGAACTACGAGTCCTTCGAACGAATCCAGTTGCTCCGCATCGCGGCAGGGCTGGGTCTGCCGTACGACATGCTCACTGGCGATCTGTCCAAAACGAGCTATTCATCGATCCGGGCTGGCATTCTCTCGTTCCGGAGGCTGTGTGAGCAGATCCAGTTCGGTGTCTTCGTCTACCAGTTCTGCCGTCCCACCTGGCGCGCGTTTGTAGAGCAGGCGGTCCTGGCGGGCAAACTCGACGCCCGTGATTATCAGCGAAACCGCGACGATTACCTGGCGGTCGAGTGGCACACGCCAAAGTGGGCGTGGGTTGATCCAGAGAAGGACGTCAAGGCCGAGATTATGGCAATCCGCGCGGGCCTCAAGTCGCGGAGCATGTCCATCAACGAGACTGGCCTCGACGAAGAAGAAGTGGACGCGCAGATCGCCCGCGACAACGAACGCGCGGACCGGCTGGGCCTGGTGCTCGACTCCGATCCGAGGAAAACGGATGCACGGGGTTCGGCGGCTGCCGCCGCACAGCCCAACAGCGAGGACGACGCCGCGCAGACCGAAGGCGGCCAGAAGGAGCCAGCGAAATGAAAGCGAACTATCTCCCGCACCTCGCGGGACGGGTCTTCGGCGTTCCACTGCTGATCCAGCCGCAGAAGTTAAGCGTCATCTTGCAAGCCATCGGGCCGCGTCTGGGGCTTCCGGCCGGAGAGATCGAGGTCCAGGGTTCGGGCGTGCCGGTGGTGGCGCGGATGCGCATCGACGAGAATAACCCCGACGAGATGGACGATTCGGCCCAGGGCCAGAAGCCGTATCTGGTAACGCCCGATGGCATCGCGGTGATCGGTGTCTCCGGGACACTCGTCAAGAAGGCCAGTTGGCTCGACGCCGTGTCCGGGCTTCAATCCTACGAAAGCATCCGTGCCGGCTTCCAGGACGCGGTTGGCGATCCGCGAATTCAAGGCATCGTACTCGACGTGGATTCGCCTGGTGGCGAAGTTGGCGGTCTGTTCGACCTCGCGGACGAAATCTACAGCGCGCGTGCGGAGAAGCCGTGTATCGCCATTGCGGACGACGATG